ATTTTTGACAAGCTTGACAATAAAATGGACAAGTAATGGCCACCGCTAGAAGGCCCGCAACAAGGGCTAGAAAAGCAGCGCCGCGCGACACAACAGATAAGATTCTTGACCTGATCAAGTGGGTAGACAATCCTTTTAAACTTGTTTCGGTCATCCTACTGTCTACGATTGCTTTCACCGGATACTTTGCATGGGACAGCCGTCAGGTTATCTTGGCTGCGATTAAGTCCAACAACTCGATGCCGCAGATCAAGGATCACGAACAGTTACTTCCTTTGGCAAACGCTTTAGTTAAAGAAGTAAGCGCTATCGGTGTTGTGGTTAATAAGGTCAATCTTGCAACAAACTCACGCACAACAGTATTAGCTATTGCTAACGGTGAGCGCAACCACAAGCTTGAAGGTTTAACAGTTAGCCTGTTTGCCGCCAGCCCCGCAAGAAATGCAGATGTAGTGTCAATGCTAAACAACGAAGTAGCGTGTAAACCGTTTGAATCGTCTAGCCCTGTTGGTGAGTGGGCAAAGTTGATGGGCGTTACCTATATGTGCAGGGCTTCGATACCCAACGAGATTGGCAAGTTTGCTGGGTACATTGCTGTAGGCTTTAAGTCTGAGCCACGGGACTTGATATCCGTTAAGACCCGAATGATATTAGCCGCATCGGAGATGGACAAATGAAAGCAAAATGGGAAGCATTCAAGGCTTGGTGTAACGCCAAGTGGATGGCTGTAAAGGCATGGTTTTCAAACGTGAGGTTCTAATATGTTACCGATAATGGATATTCTTGGCATCGGGATGAAGGTTCTGGACAAGTTTTTTCCTGATCCTGAGCAAAAAGCAAAGGCTCAGTTAGAGCTAATGCAGATGCAGCAAAATGGCGAACTTGCCAAGATGCAAGCCGACATGCAAGAGCAAGGCGAGCTGACCAAGCGCCAAGAGAACGACATGAAGTCCGACTCATGGTTGAGCAAGAACATCCGCCCGATGACGTTGATTGCTATCCTTGCTGGCTACTTTACGTTCGCCATGATGAGCGCGTTTGATATGGAAACCAACAAAGCGTATGTCGAACTACTTGGTCAGTGGGGTATGTTGATTATGTCTTTCTACTTCGGTGGCAGGACGTTGGAAAAGATTATTGATATGAAAACTAAAGAAAAAGTCACTGAAGCGGAGATTAAAAATGCAAAGTAATTGGGACAACGCCTTTAAGATGATGCTGGCATCGGAAGGCGGCTACGTTAACCACCCGTCTGATCCAGGTGGCATGACCAACCTTGGCGTCACAAAGCGTGTCTGGGAAGAGTGGGTTGGGCGTGAATCTAACGAGAAAGAGATGCGTAGCCTGACACCTGAGATGGTTGAGCCGCTCTACAAGCGCAAGTTCTGGGATGCGTGTAAGTGCGACGATTTGCCATCCGGCATTGATTACTTGGTGTTTGATTTCGCTGTCAACGCTGGTGTTGGGCGCAGCGCAAAGATTTTACAGACTGCCGTGGGAGCTACCCCTGATGGTGGTATTGGACCCATGACCCTAGCTGCGGTCAACGCCATTCCTGAAGCCGAGCTGATTGAGAAGTTTAGTCAAGCCAAAGAAGATTTTTACCGCAGTCTGAATACTTTTGAGACATTCGGTAAAGGCTGGCTCAACCGCGTTGCGGCCGTTAAAGTTAAAGCAACATCTATGCTTGGGTAAACCACCCCGTTTTTAGGCGGGATGGTCAAGCACGTTAGGACTGCCGCGCTTGGGATGGCGGAGTCCAACCAAACTTAGCCCACGTTCTGGCCACGTCGGTTGACGCGGCCGGTACATACACCCACTTAGGATCGTCGATCAATGGGCACGGTAGTTTCTGTTCGTTCATTTTTAATCTCCTTCATACATTTATCATACAAATCGCACAATGGTATGTGCTCGCACCTACAAATTTTGTCCTCGCGTTTGTCATCCACTTGGACAAAAATCTTAAACGTATTCATACCTAAGTCTCCCGTTAATAGAGATTAGCTCTGGTTGCGCAGCACGCGCTTTCTGCGCTGCTTGTTGCATACCAATAGGCGAACGATACTCTTTGCGGTTTACGCGGTTCACAGGCTCAATTTCAGAGGGGCGCAGGAACTCGTCTAGCAACTGCTGCTCGGTGCCCTTGCCTACGATTGCCTCAATAGCCTTCAGAACTTTGTTGCGGCTTTGCATTTTGGCGTAGCCCATCTGCACCAACTTAAATCTGGCCATGCCGTAGCGCGCCGCCAACTGTTCCTTAACTAAATACTTGCTTGTCATCGCACAGTGCCTTCAAGTCTGTCTGCAACCAATTTAGCATAGCCCGCAATGTCGATCCACGAATCAGCGTAGTTAGGGTCGCCGTTTAAGATGCGCGCAATCTTGTGCACGATCATCTCAAGGGCTTCCTTTTGATCTGGGGCGAGCCGCGCCCATCCTTCTTCTTGTTTCATCATGTCTTTTATCGTTTGCGCGATCATCGCGTGGTCCTTAAATAGACCGTAGCGACGCCCGCGCTCCTCTAGGATGGTGTCTACGTCTTTGGCCGCGGGCAACGGATGTGCGTAGCCGGCTGCGTAATCACGCGCTTGTTGTTCTCGCACAATGTCGGCGAGTGTTTCGATGTGCTTCATGGCTGTCTGGCCTCTTTCATAATCTCAATGCGTTCGCGGTCCGCACGCAGCATGGTGTAGCGCTGGTGCAATCGCTTTAGTATAGACGCGCGCCGTGCGTTTGCACGCTCTTCGTTCAGTAGCTCTAAGACGTCACGCTCGCTTAGGCTATGCAATTCGTTATTTAGGCTGCGCCAGGTTTTCAATTTTTTGCTCCAAGTCGTTAATGCGGTTAGTTACGTTGAATAGCGCACGCTGAACAGAGTTCGCTTGGCGCTGCCGGATGGTTAGCTCAACCTTTGCTGCTTTGAGCTTGGCTTTGTACAGGTCAATTCTTTTCATATAAGGGCTCACAGTCATCAAAAGGGAAAGGGGTTGATTCATCAAAGTAATGCCAGACGCCGTTGACTTTCTTGCGCCAAGCGACGGGTTCTTGCTCAATTGCCAATAATTTTTTAGACACTATTTCGTCTATTTCCTCAATGGCCTTGTCAATATCAGCTTGCGTCATTGGTTTGTTCATTTCAAAGCCTCCATAGCAATATCAGACACGGCGCGCTTGTTATGCAACGCCGCCCAAATTTTCTCATCAACGGTTTTGTTGGTGAGCAGTACATACACCCACACATCATGCTTCTGGCCTGAGCGGTGCAGACGCCCTACGGTTTGCTCGAACAATTCAAGACTCCAAGGCAGTGACAGAAAGACCATCCGGCAACCGCCGTGTTGCAAGTTAAGCCCATGTCCGGCTGACTTGGGGTGGACAAGAAGCAACTCCACCTCTCCCTTATTCCAGCGCTCGATAGCGCGGTCATCGTCAAGGGTGAGGGCGTGCTTGTAGCGGCGCTTGAGCTCGGCGAGCTCTTCCTTGTACGTGTACGCGATGATTGTGTTGGCATGTTGATTCTCCTGTATTAGATCGTCGAGTAGTTCAAACTTGTGGCGGCTAAACCAGATAGGCGTCTGCGTTGTCACAAACTTGCCTGGTGCTAACGGGTTGGGTTTGACTGACGTGTCGTATACAAACCCCGACGCCATCTGTTGCAGTTTGCCTGTCACAACCGCAGCGTTCACAGCCTCGATCTGCGTATCGCCATACTGCAACACAAAATCTTTTTTCATTTGGTTGTACTCGGTCATCGGCATATCGCAGCGCAACTCGACCATGTGACAGGGCGGCAGCTTGTCTGCGTACTCACCAGGCTCAAGCAAGTAGGTCGCTGGGCGGATGACGTCCATAACCATCTTAAGCGAACCTGGGCGCGGCATCCACTCGCCATACTCGGGGTTCATCAGCACAAAGTACTTCTGCATGAACGCACCCTTGCTGCGCCCGAGTAACGATTGATCGACAATCTTGCATTGGCCAAACACGTCTTCTAAGCCGTTCGAAGTAAACGATCCGGTCAAGCCCCAACGCACACGCATCTTGTCGATGATCTTAAAAAGCGCTTTGAACCGTGCGCCTGACGGGTTCTTCAAGCGTGTCAGTTCGTCAAACACCACGCCATCAAAGTCCAATTCTTGCTTGGCTAACCATTGCAGATTGTCGTAGTTGGTGACGACCACGTCAGCGGTAAGCGCTGCTAACCGTTGCTTAGGTGTGCCGACCGCCACCGCAATGTTAAGCTTAGGCGCCCACTTAGGGGCTTCGACCGGCCAGACGTCGGTCGCCACGCGTTTAGGGGCTAGGACAAGCCACCGGTGCACCACGCCCTTGTCAAGCGCGTCTTGCATGGCGGTAAGCGTGATGGCCGTCTTACCCGCGCCTACGGGCGCTAACACCATTGCACGGTCATGCGCGTACAGGAAGTCAGCGGCTTCGTTCTGGTAAGGTCTTAACTCCATTGTTTTGCCATTGCTTGCGCAATGCCCTCATACGTTTCGCTGCGGATTTTCCAACGGTCTTCGCTAGGCGGCAATCGGTTTTGCCCACTGTCGGTTTGGTTTGCCCAGCGTTTCTTGCCGTTCACAATACGCGGCTCAATAATCTCGGTAGGCGTCAGCAACGGCAAACCCTTTAACCACAGGCAAGTGCGCTTGCTTGCGTCATGCCCGAACTGCCAAGGGTTGATAATTTGGTCTGGCTTGCGGATACGACTAGAAATAACGCTTATTGGGTTCTCAATTGCGATGCGCTCAATAGGCGCGTCCATTAAAAACTTAACAAACGCAAGCGCGTCTTCGGTCAATTGCGGATCGCGCAACCCTCGCGCTGTCCAGTGCATACCCGACACAGACAAGTAAGTGCAGGGCGGGCGCGCGATCATCATGTCCCAACCATCGTTAATGATGTCGGCCACGTCGCCTTGGTAGTGTGGTCCTGGCGCATCGGTGGGTAACAAGTCACACGACATGGCGTCATGCCCCCGTCGTATAAACGCATCACGTACCGTCCCGCTGTATTCGCAAGCTATTAATAAACGCATCAATTTGTTCCTTAGTCCATAGACAACTGTAGTTTTGTTTAAGTCTTACCATTTCCGCGGCGAATAACTTTTGGAGTGGTGAAAGCCTGCCACCCTTGGTCTTCAACTCCA